GGTGTGGCTGCCATCATCGACCATGCCCCGTGCCGCGGCGCGGCTGGTGCTCAAGATAGACGATGTGGGCATCGGTGCTGACGAGGCTGGCGCCCTGGTGTGGCGGATCGCTGTTGAGGTGTGCCGGTAGTCGGTTATGGGAATCTATCTCAACGATGCCGAGCTGCTCGCGCTCTCGACATGCTCCGGGCTTGCCGTGAAGGCCTATCTGCGGCTTCGGTCGCGGATGGACCTGCAGACCCGGCTCGTTGGCATCAAGTCGGGTTTGAGCTGGCAGGCGCTCGTTGAATGGACCGAGACTTCGATCCCAAAGGGGGCGGGGGTGATGGTGGAGAAGGCCACCGTTGCCGCTCTCCGGCGGGCTGCAGAGGCCCTTGAGCGGGTCGGGTTGTTGCGCAAGAAAGCAGCGCAGGTGCTTGTTTTTTTGTGCCCTATGGCCAGCACGGGAGAGGTGCGTTCAAATCATACCCGGCAAGAACCCGACAGGGGTTTATCCACAGAACCCGGCAGGTCGCTTGACCAGTCTTTTCAAGGGTTTGAGGGGTATTCAGAGCACAAACCCGGCAGCCTCAAAAATAGGCAACATGGGTCGAACCCGGCACACATCGGAGATCGGGGTTTATACCCTCCTCAACCGTCGTCAACAGACTTAACCGGAGTAGACGCCTGCTTCGGCGAAAACGCGGGGGGCTCGAATCGAGATCGGGCTACGCCCTCACAAGCCTGTCCGCTAGGGCGGACCGGCGATTACGAGGAAGGCGTCTATCGAGATCGGGCTGCGCCCTCAGAGGCAGGCGGTCCCTCTCACCCGCTTGGCACTCCGGCCGGCGCGGGTGCCGGCGAACGCCCCGGTGGTTTGGCAGAGAACGAGTCGGCACCGCCGAACGCGTTGTCCGCCTCGACTCCCGGGATTCAAACGCTGGTCGAGGTGCTGAATCGGCGAGCGGTGCGCGTCCCGACGAAGCCGGACGTGCTTCAGGGCTGGGTGGCCATGGGCGTGACGCCGTTGGAGCTGGATCTCGGCATCGAGCGGGCGCTGGCTGAACGGATCAAGGCGGGATCGCAGCAGCGGGTGACGGTCGGCTATGTCGCGCCGATCATCCAGACGATGCGGTCGGAGGCGCGTCGGGCGGCCGAGGTGGCGCGGCAGGCGGTATCTGGTCGCAAGCGGGTGGCGGCTGATGAGGACATGGAGGCGCTGGCCAAGCAGTTGGGTATTCCGCGGTCGCGGCCCGGGGAGTCGGCGCAGAAGTTCCGGGCGCGGGTGTTATCGGCGGCTGAGGCGGCGATAGGAGCGAGCGATGAGTAAGCGTCCGGCAATAACGCCCGAGGAGCGGGCGCGGCTACGGCGGGAAGCGAAGGAGCTGTCCCTGGCGCGTTGTGAGGCGGCGGCTGCAGCCAAGACCGTCGAGGCTCAGGCGTGGCTGGCCAAGCAGGGCGCAATTGTGCCGGGTGAAGGGCTTGGCGCTCGCTTGCGGCGGCTGGATGGCTATCGGCGTGCCTTGTTGCAGACGTCTGCACCGTCGTATCGACCAACCGTGCGGCAGCTGCAGGCCGAGCTGGTGCCGGGCATTGTGGAGATTGAGTTTTGACCAGAATGCAGATTCCGGGCGCGTACTCGGCAGAGGTGCGGCAGTTTGTTGAGGATTTCGGGCAGGTGACGGCCGTATGGGTGCGCAAGGGTGTTCATACCCGGGCAGAAGTGGCGGAGTGGAAAGGGATAATCAGTAAGGATATGCAAGGTGAGATTAGTGTAAATCCCGCCATTGACCCGAGGCCGCAGGGCGAGAGGATCGGGGCGTGGTGCAAGACATGGCGCGAGCTGGCGATAAAACTGGGGGTGTGAAATGGTTGTAGCAGTGCGGCGGACGGAGTTTGTAAGTGATCAACGGCGGCGGGAGCGTGATCGCATGGATCGGATGCATGCGGTGATGGAGGAGTGGGCAGACTGGATGCGGGTGGATGACTCCCGTATTGGCTTCCCGGGGCACTCTGCTCTGGTGCGTGGTGCGCCCGGCTGCTCCTATGAGCGGGCCGAGTCTGGGCGTCCCGAACTGGTGGATGCTGCTGTGTCTGATCTTGAGCCTATCCAGCGCGCAGCTATCCAAAAGCGGTACAAGGTTTGTGCCGTGTGGCGCTTCCCGCGGCTCAATTACGCCGAGGTGCTCGATAGGGCTCATGCTTCATTGTTGGTGTTGCTCCGCAAAAAAGGTGTTGACCTCGATTCGTGATTGATTGCAGTATTCGGCCCGTGGGGAGAGTTGCGCCCCGAGTAAGCCCGCTAGGTGAAAACCAGCGGGCTTTTTTCGTTCTGGGGGCGGGAATGCTGCAGATAGGTGTGTGCACCAATGCGGGCGAGGTGGCGGAAGCCTTCCGGCAGGCCGGTGGGCAGGTCGTAAAGCGGGCGACAAGTCGGGCGCTCAACGAGGTGGCCGATCAGGCGAAAGTGGCTTCGGCCCGCCAGATCCGGGACGTTGGCTATAAGCTGAAAATCAGCGCGATCAAGAAGGGCATCGAAGTGAAGCGCGCGACCCTTGCCAACCTTCGCGCGGCGGTCATTGCCCGTGGGCGTCCGATCCCTTTGATTGAGTACAGCGCCCGGCAGACCTCAAAGGGCGTGAGTGTTTCGGTGCTGAACGGTCGGAAGCTGATTCCCGGCGCGTTCATCGTCACGATGCCGAGCGGTCACCGGGGCGTATTCGTTCGGGAAGAGAACGCGCGGCACAAGAAGATGGCGACGCGGGGTAAGCCGAGCTGGCACTCCCTCGGCATCCGTGAGCTGTTCGGCCCGGCTGTCCCTGACGGTATGGCGAACAAGGAGGTGGCCGACGCCTTCGAGCGGTTCGTGGATCAGGCCTTCCCCGCGATCCTTGATCGAGAGTTCGCGTTCCTTGCGAAGCTCGGGCGGCGGCGCTGACCCCGGTCACGCCCTCCAAAAATTCCCGGGTCCCTCCTGATCCCTAACCACAGCGGGCGCGAAGACCGCCGATTCTGGCTAGGTTTCTGTGTGCTAGGGGGGTCATAAACATAGGCAGGCAGGAGGCGGAATGCCAACTCAGCAGGAGATTGCGGCGCACCTGGGTATGGATCAGGGGGCGGTAAGCCGGCACCTCGGTGTGCTCGGGCTCGATTGGAAGGCGGCGAGCATGGACGAGATCCGGCTCGCGTACCTCAAGCACCTGCGCTCGGTGGCTGCTGGCCACACGTCCTCAGACGGTGTCGATCTCACCTACGAGCGCGCCATGACCGAGCGCGTGGATCGCGAACTCAAGCTGCTGACCCTCGCCGAGAAGCGGGGGCAGGTGGTGAATCTGGAGCAGCTGGAGCCGGAGCTATCCCGAATGATCGGGGCGTTCCGGACCGCGCTGCTGTCTCGTGACGACAAGCTGAAGGCCGAGGTCGATGCCCTCTACGGTATCGAGCTGGACCTCTCCATCCTCAATGACCACACACGTTCCGCCCTCCGTCAGCTCGCTCGATACGATGCCGAGCGTGGTGGCTTTGCTCCGTCGCCTGACGGACCAGCTGGAGCCGCCCGTGCAGATGGGCACGACGGCGTGGTCACGGGAGCGGCGCAAGTTGTCGGCGAAGGGGAGCGCGCTACCGGGTGACTACAACCCGGACTTGACGCCGTGGATCGCCGGCATTCATGAGGCGCTCGATGATCCTGCCGTGATCGAGCTGGTGTGCGCGAAGTCGGCGCAGGTCGCGTGGACGGATGGCGTCTTGCTCAACTACATCGGCCGCCGGATCGACGTCGATCCGTGCCCGATGATCATCATGTTCTCGAAGGAGAAGTCGGCGCAGGAGTTCAATGCCGAGAAGTTCGAGCCGATGGTCGAAGCCACCACGGCGCTGCACGACAAGCTCCCGCTAAAGAAGCAGTCCCGGTGGGAGTTCAAGGATTTCCCCGGTGGCTTCCTGAAGTTCGTCGGGTCCAACTCCCCGGCGTCGGTCAAATCGACGCCGGCTCCGGTCGTGGGGGTCGAGGAGCCGGACGACTGTAACGAGAACGTCAGGGAGCAGGGCGACACGATCACGCTGCTGAAGGAGCGCACAAAGACCTTTCCGCGCCGGAAGATCATTTTCGGCGGGACCCCGACAATCGACGGTGTCAGCCGGATCTGGGCGTCCTATCTCGCGAGTGACCAGCGGAAGTTCTGGGTGCCGTGTCCGCATTGCGGCGAACATCAGGTGCTGATGTGGGAGAACGTCCGGTGGACAAACCACTCAGGCCCGGCGCACGAGGTGTTCGGGCAGGTAGATTTCGGCTCGGCCCGCTACGGGTGCCCGCACTGCGGGGCGCTCTGGACGGATGCCGAGAAGAACCGCGCGGTGCGTAAGGCCCACTGGCAGGCCACGGCACCCTTCACCGGCGCGGCGGGCTTCTACATCAATGAGCTTTACAGCCCGTTCCCCGGGTCGGTCCTGTCCGAGCTGCTCAAGAAGTTCCTGACCGCCGTTCATGCGATGGCGCTCGGGGACGATACGAAGATGCGCAGCTTTCGGAATAACACCGAGGGCTTGCCGTATGCCTACAAGTCCGACGTGCCGGAAGGGGATGAACTCAAGCTGCGGGCCGAAGGGTACGGCGAACTGGAGGTGCCGGCGGGCGGCCTCCTGCTCACGTCCGGTGTGGACGTGCAGCACGACCGCCTTGCCGTAGTGATCCGCGCGTGGGGTCGAGGGGAGGAGTCCTGGCTCGTGTTCTGGGGCGAGATCTTCGGCTCGACGCTCGATCCGGGTGCCGGCGCTTGGCTGGATCTCGACGCGCTGCTGATGCGCGACTTCCGCCACGCCTCGGGGTCCGCCCTGCGGATCTCGGCGGTGTCCATCGATGGCTCGGACGGCAATCGGACCGAGATCGTTCATGCCTATGTTCGCCGCCGGAAGGCGCACCGCTTCATGGCGATCAAGGGCGCCTCGGAGCAGACCGACGATAAGCGCGAGATCTTCGCGACGCCGCGCAAGGTCGATCCGGGTAAGGCCGGGAAGATGGCGAAGAAGGGGCTGGAGACGTACATCGTCGGCACTGCGCGGGCAAAGGATCTGATCCTCGACACCCGCCTGAAGATCATCCAGTCCGGGCCGGGGTGCCTGCATTGGTACGCCGGGGTGCGGGCTGACTACTGGGAGCAGCTCACGTCCGAGGTGAAGGCCCCGAGCCGGACCCGCAACCGCAAGACCTGGCAGAAGAAAGCCGGGGTCAGAAACGAGGCGCTCGACTGCGAGGTGTATGCCCTGCACGCCGCGCGCCGGCTCAAAACCAACTTGATGCAGCCCGCGCACTGGGATGCCATCGAGGCCCGTCTCCGGCAGCGCAGCCTGATTGCCGAGCCGGACGATCCTCCACCGCCATCGGACGATGACGAGGACGATCAGGACGAGGCGCCGCCCGCGCCGCCGGCACCGAAGGCAGACCCGCCTCCGGTAGCAGTCCCGGCCCCGGTCGTAGTGCAGCAAGCCGAGCCCGCCGAGTCGCAAGACGAAGCGGGTTTTTTAACGTCCGAAGATCCCCCGCCGGTCGCGCCGGCACGCCGGCCTGTCGTGCAGAAGCGCAAGGCCAAGCCGGCAGCGCGGCGCGGTGGCGGTGGATTCGCAAGCAACTGGTAAGGACTCATGAAAATTCCGACCATCATCACGGCGGGCGACTCGGCCAACTGGGTGGAGAGCGCATTCTCCGACCCCTCCGGCTCCCTGCTCACCAGCTCGGGCGGGTGGGCGATGGCGTTCAGCTTTCGGGGGCCTCAGACCTCGGGCGGGTTTGACGTCGCGGCAACAGGTCAGGGCACCGGCTGGGCGCTGGCGCTGACCGGCGCCCAGACTGCGGGGCTCAATACTGGCGCCGCGCCGCTCGTCTGGACATGGCAGGCCTACGCAACGAAGGCCGGCAACCGG